GACCGGGAAGTCTTTGTCGTACCCTATCCACCACCAGCCTTCGCTGGGATCAAGAGGGTCATCTTCTGGCAGGCAAAGTTTTTGCATCCGGTTTATGGCATTCTTACCCTTCTCGTCGCCATCTTGAAGTCGTTTAAACTTTACCTCTGGAGGAGCTGAATGATTGTTCGAGCGCATAGTCTGAGTGAAATAGTTAGTAACCAAGAAGAGCATGACCCAATAAACCCCGATCATTACAAGGTCGGCGGGATTGAAACCATTGACTATATGAAAGCCAAGAGCACCCCAGAGGAGTTCCGCGGCTACCTCCGGTTGACAGCACTCAAATACCTTAGCAGAGCTGGCCATAAAAATGACACCGTTCAAGATTACAAAAAAGCACACTGGTTTATGGATAGGTTAATCAAAGAATGCGATCAATGAAAGAACGGGTACAAGAGTACCTACAAACACACAAAAAGCCCGTAACAATTAAGCAGTTGTCCAAGTATTTCATCGCCTCGGACTCAGGAATTTACCGCGCAATCAAAGAGTTAGATGCCGAGGGGAAGATTTCTACGATCAACGGCAAGCCATTGAAGTATGTGATCCGGTGATATACAGGAACAAAAAGCTGCTTGAGCTGCTGCGAGAGGCGCCCTGCCAGGTCTGCGGGATCCAGGACGGTACGGTCGTAGCCGCCCATTCGAACCAACTCAGGGATGGAAAAGGGAGATCCATGAAATCGCACGATTTCAGGTGTGCGAGCATGTGTTACACCTGTCATGCCCGCTGTGACCAGGGCGCGGATCTTTCGAAGGCCGAGAGGATAGAGATGTGGGAGGAAGCCCATAGGAAGACCATCGCCTGGCTCTTCTTAAACGGCCATATAGAGATTAGTTGACGCTGATATAGCCGTATGTGGTATATTTCCCCCGTCGATTCTCCTCGACTCTTCCTGTCACAGGGAAACCCTCCTAGCACCCCCGGCACGCCCGGGGGTTTTTTTTGGTACATTTCGTTTGGGGGCCGGGTCGGCGCGGCGACCTTAAATAGCCCGTACCCGAGGCCGTACTGACAATGAGCGGCCAGAGGAAATACCTTCCCCCATCCAGGTTGGATCGGCCCCCCTAATTTCATAAGCCGGCTTTTGAAAAACGACATCGGTGTCGCTTTTGGTGCCCTGTGAAAAAAATGGGACTAGAGTCATTTTTTTGGAAACTCTTTCCAAGTTATGCTATCTTATGAGGGTCGGAAGTGACGCTCCGGCATGTGGAAAGGGATCAAGAACCTCTGAGTGAGGCTTGTAACGCACGCACCCTTTCCCGTGCTGGCCTGTCAAGCCCAAGCTTCACTTAGGGGTTTTTTCATTTCCGACCGGACTCCGCTCGTTAGCAGCGCACTTGTATCGGTGGCTCGGAGGTGAAGACACGGCACTATCTACACCCCGTAGTAGCCGTCCTGGGCTGTCAGCGAGGCACCAGGGGAAGTCATGGCTACAAGGGTGGGACAAGGGCCATGGCGAGTTGAATCGCTGCCTTCTGGGTATGCTAGGTCTCCCCCATGTGAGGGTTTCTGGGCAAGTGTGGTGCTGGCTACCACCCCTTGGGGATCCTATTGTCTGGCGCTTCCTCGCGTTGACGACTGTAACATTGTTACACTCTCCCCGCTTCTGGCTTAAAAACTCCCCGCAAAGCCTTGATTTTATTGAGTTGTAACATATGGAGTGTTATTCTATGCGGGTTTGCTAGGATAAAAGGGGAAATCCATGGCTGCGAAGCCGCTTACCGACTATCAAATGCAGCAGGCTATGAACGCGCTGGCTGCCCACCCGACCGCTGTTGATGCGGCGCACTATCTGAAACTTCCAATCCCAACCTTTAACCACCGTGTCCGAGCCGCCAAGGCTGCGGGCATCGAGGCGAACGAAGACGCCAAGATGGTTGAGGATGAATCTGCGGAAGGGATGAAGTCTAAGATCAGGGCTCTCGAAACCAAGATCAAGCAGTTTAAACAAGACACCATCGACGACGACTATGTCCGAGAAAAGATTCTCAAGCTCGCTGCGGCGCCCATTGACCCACCTAATTGGTTAGTCAAAAAGCCAAAGAAGGGGCGCACATCGGGCGTCCCGACTTTATTCGCATCCGACTGGCACTGGGGCGAGGTTGTTGATACCAGGCAGATTAACGGAGTCAACCAGTACGACATCTCGATTGCTCAGGACCGTGCTCGATACATGATCGAGACCACGATTACGATTCTTAAGAGTTGCTTTGCAAACCCAGACTACCCTGGCATTGTCTTTGCCCTCGGCGGAGACATGGTCTCGGGAGATATTCATGAAGAGCTCTCTGTTACCAATGAGACAGAGATCATGCCCGCGGTCATCGACCTCTGGGGCGTCTTGGTCTGGTGCATCGACACACTAGCCAATGAGTTTGGCCATGTTTTTGTGCCATGCGTCACAGGCAACCATGGAAGGAACACCCACAAGATCCGAGCCAAGGGCAGGAACTACACTTCGTTCGATTGGTTGCTCTATCAATTTTTACAAAAGAGATTTGAAAACGATAGTCGTGTTCAATTCCTCATTCCAGCAGGCTCAGACGCCTACTACTCCGTTTATGGCCACAGGTACCTACTGACCCATGGCGATCAATTCCGAGGCGGTGACGGGATGATTGGAGCCCTCGGGCCCATCATTCGTGGTGACCATAAGAAGCGCAGCCGTAACGCACAGATTGATACCGAGTACGACACCCTGTTACTGGGGCACTGGCACCAATTGATTCAGCTTCAGCGATTGATTGTTAATGGAAGCCTCAAGGGATACGACGAGTATGCGTACTCTGCGAACTTCCCGTTCGAGCCGCCGCGCCAGGCGTGTTGGATTACCCACCCCGAGCATGGAATTATTTTCTCGATGCCGATTCTTGTTGATAGGAATCACAAGCCAACAGAGGGAGAGTGGGTCAGTTGGAAAAAATGATTTGCACAATCATTTTTTTTTGATGTAAGATTCGGTCTCCATGCTAGGAGATCAAAAAATGAAAATTGAAATTAAAGCCATTCGCACGGATGGCGGTACACAGGTTCGTGCGCAGTTAGTTCAATCCCAGGTTGAAGAGTATGCAAGCCAGATGCGCGAGGGCGATGAGTTTCCGCCCCTCGACGTATTTCATGATGGCGCTGAGTATTGGTTGGCCGACGGCTTCCACCGCTTCTTCGCACAAAAGTCCAATGGATTATTGGAAGTAGAATGTACCGTCCACCAGGGCACGGTGCGTGATGCGTTGTGGTTTGCCATCGCCGCTAACAAAAATCGCGGCCTGGATCTTGACCCAAAAGACAAGCGCGCCAATGCAGAGCGTTGCCTGCGTGATGAGGAGTGGGGCAAGCTAAGTTACACCGAGATCGGAAAGCACGTTGGGCTCTCCAAGATGACGATTAGCCGGATTGCCCGCGAGATATTCCCAGAGAAACAAAACGATGTGAAGGTTGTGAAGCGTCAGGACGGCACCGAGTACAAGGTTGATACTTCAAAGAACAAGGCGCGAAAGCCCAAAGTTGAAGAGAGTCAACCTGAGGAAACCCCTGATGTTCCGGCGTACACAGAAGATGATAGGCTTGAAGATGCCAAGACTCAGATTCTTGAGCTTGAGGAAGAGGTCAACAAACTTCGTGATGTTGTGGCCGTAGGTCAGTGGGATGCCACCGACATCGAGAAGATTGACATTCAGGAAACCGTTGAAGAGTTGCGTCGCCAGAATAAGTTACTTGAGATTGACAATGCAGCATTGCGAGACAGTCGTGATATGTATCAAAATCGGTGCTCGGAGTTGCTGCGTCAGGTGAAGGCGCTGCAAGCAAAGTTAAAGAAGGCAGGGATAGAATGATTACGGATTACGCAGAGTTGTTGATCGAAGCACAAAAGAAAATTAGAGACATACAAAAAGAAGCACAAGACCGTAACTTTGATACGGCATCCGAGATGGCACTAACCCTTGCGGGGGTCGCCACCATGCTTCGAGATCAGCTAAAGAAGTCTAAGTTTTAACTAACCCCAAGCCGAGGGGGTATCTCGGTCGCTAGGAGAATCTATGGAATTAAATCTACGTGAGCATCAGCTCAAGGTTATCGACTCTCTACGAGAGGGATTTAAAGCAGGCCACCGGACGCAATTGTTGTACGCGCCGACCGGATTCGGCAAAACAGAAATCGCAATCTACTTGATGAAGGCCACGGCGGATAAAGGTTATCGCGCCGCCATGGTTCTCGACCGTTTGGTTTTGGTCGATCAAACAAGTCTGCGTCTTTCGAAATACAAGCTCGACCATGGCGTCATGCAGGCCGACCACTGGAAGTACAGTCCATCGCAGTTGATTCAAGTGTGCTCTGCTCAGACACTTGAGCGCCGCGAAGACTTTCCGAAGGTTGATCTTCTGATCGTTGACGAGTGCCACATTATGCGCAAGCAGATTGTGGAGTACATCAAGAACAATCCTGGTATGCGTGTTGTTGGTCTCACTGCCACGCCATTCACCAAGGGCATGGGATTGATCTACGAGAATGTTGTTTGTGGCTCGACGACTGGCGCCCTGGTAGGTAACAAGTGGCTCGCGCCGCTTCGCGTGTTCATTGCTAAAGCTATCGACATGACGGGGGCGAAGAAGGTTGCAGGCGAGTGGAGTCAGGACGAAGTCTCTGAGCGCGGCATGAAGATCACGGGCGACATTGTTCAAGAGTGGATCAAGAAGACGCATGAAATTTTCGGGCGTCCACGCAAGACGATTGTGTTCTGTGCTGGCGTTGCGCATGGCCGAGACCTTGTCGATCAGTTCAAGCGCAAGGGGTATAACTTTGTTTCTATCTCTTACAAAGATACTGATGAGGATAAGAAGCAAGCGATTGAAGATTTCGCTAAGCCCGACACAGAAATTCATGGTCTGATCGCCACCGACATTCTGACGCGCGGCTTCGATGTTCCCGACGTTATGATTGGCGTCTCCGCCAGGCCATTCTCAAAGTCCTTGAGCTCTCACATTCAACAGCTTGGCCGTGTGATGCGCCCGTACCCTGAGAAAGACTTCGCTGTATGGCTTGATCACTCGGGTAACTATCTTCGATTCCGTGACGACTGGGATGAAGTTTACGAAGTCGGCGTGAGCACTCTCGACGATAAGGTTGAGGGCACGCGGCCAGAACCCACCGAACAGAAGAAGAAGGAAGCGAAGTGCCCAAGCTGCGGGTTCTTATGGGATAAGCAAGACATGACCTGTCCTGCCTGCGGCCACGCCCGCCAGGTGCGAAGCCAGATCGATACCGTCGCCGGGGTTCTTGAGGAGCTCAAGGGGGGCAAGAAGGCGCCGAAGGACGATAAGCAAATCTTCTACTCTCAGCTTATCTGGATTGCCAACGAGCGCAATTACAACCGCGGATGGGCAAGTCACAAGTACAAAGAGCGGTTCGGGGTCTGGCCCCGCGGTCTTAACGAAGTTCCGTCGCCGCCGAATATGTCTGTGCTCAATTGGGTGAGAAGTCGCAACATTGCATGGGCAAAAACAAGGAGAGTGACATGACGTTTCACGACTTCGCTCGGGCGCACGGCCTGATTATTCGAGACATTATTCCGCATCGTTGGGTCTCGACGCCCACAGAAGACCACCCACGCAAGCGCAACGGTCGGTATAAATACCTGGGCAATGTGGGATGGGTACAGAACTGGGCAACGATGGACTCGCCTGTGATGTGGAAGGATCTCGCCGCGAACCCTGTGGATTATCGGAAAGCTTTCGCCGAGTCGGAGAAGAAGAGGGAGCAGGATGCGAAGAGGGCCGCAGACAAGGCGGCATGGATTCTTGGGAAAGCAGAGAAGAAGACTCACGCCTATCTCGCCGCCAAGGGTTTCCCAGAGTTACAGGCCAATGTATGGACTGTGGACGGAAAGAACCTACTGGTGCTCCCAATGCGTATTAGTGGGAATCTGGTTGGGGCCCAGTTGATAACTGAAGACGGGGAAAAGAAGTTCCTCTACGGTCAGAGAACGCAGGGGGCAAGCCTCACGATGGATGCAAAAGGCGTCCCGATTTTCTGCGAGGGTATGGCCACTGCCCTCTCCGTTCGAGAGGCAATGCGTTTTATAAAGATTAGATATCGAATTGAGTGTTGCTTTTCGGCAGGGAATCTTAAGGCAATAAGTGGGCGGTACCCCGACGGCCTCGTCGTCGCCGATAACGACAAGAGCGAGACCGGCCTGCGATGTGCTCGGGACACTGGCAAGCCGTATTGGATCTCCAGCGCAGTCGGGGATGATTTCAATGATTACCATATCCGAGAGGGTATCAGAGCGGCGGCGGATTCGCTTCGTCCGATTGTTCTCGACGCACTTTCAAGGTAGAGCCCATTCCTTATCAATATCAAAGTGGTTGCTCTTGCGGCAATTGGTTGTGTTTTTAACCACTCTGAGGTTTGCTGGAACGTGCAGGCCAGACACAAATTTACCTTTTAATGGGATGATGTGATCGACCACCCATTTTTCGCCTGTGCTATCTGTTTTGCGCTGAGCGACAGCATACTTGCAACGGATCTTCTCAAGGTCTGCTTCGGTTAACCAATAAGGGGTGCGCTGTAATTGAGAGGATCTTCGCCGCGCTAACTGCACTCTTCTAATGGTTTTGCCGTGTTCGGTATTGAAGTATTCTTTAAGGTACTTTTTCCTCTCATCCTTAAATCGCTCGATATTTTTTCTATAATATTCTTTATCTTTTTCTTTTAAACGCTCTCGGTTGGCCTCCCTGTAGGCCTTCTGACTGGTTTTTATTTGCTCCTGATTGGCTTTTGCGTAAAGTTTTTTTGTCTCTTTGACCTTTTCTAGATTAGCCAAGCGATACTGTTTAACTTTTTCTTTCAACACCTCCTTGTTGCTTTCGTAGTATTCCCTTGATACTTGAGCCAGCCTCTCTCGATTGTCCTCTCTATAGCGTTTCGCGCGCTCTCTAGCCTGATCTCGATTGTTTTTGTGCCACTCTCTGGACTTGGCCTTGATTTCTTCTTTGTTGATCTCATAGTTCGCCTTTTGCCGCTCTTTGATTTTTTCTTTGTTTTGCTCCCTGTATTGTTTAGCTTTTGCTTTGATGGCTTCTTTGTTGGCCTCGTACCAAGCCCTTTGGTACTCGCTTCTGTCTCCGCTCATTTTGTCTCCTCAGATTGTTCTCGACGCCATTTGTCAAGCATCAGGTACTTAAACTCAGTCTCGATCTGCCGCACCCGTTCGCGCGTAACATTGAATGGGGCGCCCGCGGCCTCAAGCGTGTAGCCTCGACTGCGTGCGCTTAAGATCTCCCAGTACTTGTTGCCGCTTTGCCGGATGACCAGGGGCGTATAGAGCGCATCGAATTCCTCGCGCGTTGGGAATGGGACTAAAAGCCAGGGGGTCTCCCCCCCGACTCTGATGGGCACGCGCCCGTTACCTTCTTTTAGGTTCATTTAGCTCTCCGAATTAATAACATCAAAAACATGGGCCATAAAGCTCATTAACTCTCGTTTATTGTCCTCGCCGCCAAGGCTGGCCGCGGCAAGCACGCACGCAAACGCGGTGCTCGCCCCGTCGTAGCCCTGCTCCTGGCAGAATCTCAGAATCACCTCGGCGCGCGCGCCAAGCTCTTTTTGCGGGATGGTCTTCTTCATGCGACTAACCCCGTTGGCACTTCGATTTCTGAAGCTTCTAGTTGAAAGGCAACGAAGGCCCGCATTGCCGCTATGAGCGGAGTCGGGCCACCGCAGGCCACCGTACTGCTAGTGCCGCAGAAGGCGCACCAGTCATTTTCTGAGCCCATCTCCGCATACTCTAGGCCAATGCACCACTCTTGAATGATGGGGCCACCCTGCTCCCATTTAGTAGCCCACCCGTGCATCCCCCAGTGCTCAGGCGTCTTTGACCTGTAATCGTGGTTATATCCAAGGGCCTTGGTTACCGCCCAGTCGAGCGGAACCCCATTTAGTTCGTTTATTTTTACTTTCATTTTTTACCTTTCGTATGCGTCTAAAAAGTCGTTTACCGCTTCGCGAATGGTCTCGCCGTCCCGCTCCCCATCCCTGATCGCTTGACAGTCCTCGACGGTTAGCGTGTAGCCCATGTCGTCGGCGAACGCAATGATCTCGTCGTCGGTCGCCTCGCTCAGCAATTTGTCGCCGTCGTCATCGTCCACCTCAAAGCGTATGTACTGCACGCCCTCGAATGATTCGCCGACCTCGTACCGTAGGCCCTTTTCGCCCCAGTTCTCGGTCTCTAGCTTGTCTAATAGTTCAAAAAGCTCTGTCTTAGTCATAATTTTCCCTTTCGATTGTTCTCGCCGTCATTCCCAGGTCAGGCGCTTGCGCGCCCAGGCCACCACCGCATCACAGCCCGCCTCGGAGAGTCGGGCCTCGTCGGATACCTCCTGGGCGGCGCGTCGGATTAGATCAACGCTCGCGCGCTGGGCGTCGGGCTCCAGTTTTTGCAGGCGGTCGCGTGCGTCTTCAATGTCAACGTGCGCCACCGCCACCACCCC